CCGGCCTGGCCATTCTGTTATACAACCGCAGCCAGCTTCTGGGCTTCAAGGCGACGGCAGCGAATTCGAACCCGGCCGAGCTCGGCTGGGAATGTGCACTCTGAACGGAGGCGGTATGCGCGTGCAACAAGTGGTGGTGGGCGTGGCTCTGGTTGTTCTCGCGCTGGTCGGGTGGTGTGTCTCGACCGCGCAGGCGCAGACGCAAACTTTGCGCGCGCAATGGGAGATCAGCGGCCCGCCCGCCCCAGCCGGCGGTACCCGGCCGCCGTTCGACGTGGCCACCGCCCAAGGGTATCCCTACAAGATCTACCAGGTCGGCAGCGCGGTCGGCACACTGCTGACGATGGTGACCTGCACGACCACCGCGGACGCCTACACGAAGACGTGCGCGGCCACCGTGCCCACGGCCTTGAATGTGGCGGGCCAGTCGCTGGACCTGACGGCCACCATTGGCGGCATCGAGACGGCGCACAGTAACGCCGCGGTCGTGCCGCCGACGTTCGTGCCGCCGGCGCCCCCGTCGAACCTGCGGCTGCAGCGGATCGTCAGCGGCGTGCCCGTGACCGCGGAAGAGAAGGCTGCGGCGGCGGCGGCCGAGAAGGCCGAGAAGAAGTAGGCGGATGACCCCCTACGCCATTGACGGGCCGGCACTGGTGTCGTTTTCTGGGGGTCTGACCTCTGCCTATATGCTGCGGCAACTGCTCGACGTGGGCCTGCGCCCGGATGTTCACGTCGTCTTTGCCGACACGGGCCAGGAGCGTGCCGAAACCTATGCGTTCGTGGCCGACTGTGCTGCGCACTGGGGCGTCGAGATTGTGACCGTGCATCGGCCGGGTTACTTCACGCAACTGATCACCGATAAGCACTTCCTGCCCAACCCGGTGGCGCGGTTCTGCACCCAGGAATTGAAGATCAAGCCGATGCGCGACTACATGCGCGCCCACGGCTACGCGCACTGGACGAATGCGGTGGGCCTGCGCGCGGATGAGCCTCGTCGCGTGGCCCGGTTGCGCGGTGCGTCGAGCGACGAGTGGGACATCGACGTGCCCCTGGCTGAAGCCGGTGTGACCCTCGCGGACGTGTGGGCCTTCTGGGCCGCGCAACCCTTCACGCTCCACCTACGCCCGCACGAAGGCAACTGCGACCTCTGTTTTCTCAAAGGCACGGGGAAACGTCGCCAGATCATTCGTGACCGGCCCGACCTCGCCGGGTGGTGGATCGAGCAAGAGCGGCGGATCGGCGGCACCTTCCGTGCTGACGCGCCCAGCTACGCCGCGCTAGCCGCGCAGGGCGACCTGTTCGTCGGCCTGGACGACCACCCTGACCTGATGGAGTGTCTGTGCCATGACTAAGGCCAAACGGAAATACGCCCGCAAGCCCCGCCAGGCCCGCGTGGAACTCGTCGACGGGGACGGCCTGAGCCTGCGTGAAAAGGCGTTCTGCGTGGCCTATCTCAGCAATGGGTTCAACGGGGCGGGTGCGTGGCGCTCGCTCCATGCCGACGCCTCATTCGATACCTGCCGCACCGAAGGTAGCTGCACGCTAGCTAAACCACACGTGAGGGCTTACGTCCATCGCCAGGTCACGAAAGCCTTTGAAGCGGCGGGCATGTCGGGGGCCGAGGCGCTGGGCCGGCTGGCCCAGGATGCCAAGAGCGACATCCGCGAATTGTTCGACGAATACGGCAACCCACTGCCCCCGCAGCACTGGCCCGAAACGATCGCCTCGAGCGTCGAAGCCTATGAGCGGACCAAGGACGGGTTCAAGGTCAAGCTGGTGTCGAAGCTGCACGCTCGGCGCACCATTCTCGAGCTCACCGGCAAGCTGAAATCTCCCCTGTCCGAAGAGCTCTCAGTCCTGGCGCGCGCGCTGCGCGGGGACCTGGGCCTGCCAGAGCCGACCTCGTGATGACCGAGCCGGCGCGGCCAAAAGCCTCCATTGGCCTGGTGGTGCTGGTCCTGGCCGGCGCGCTGGCGGCGGTGGTGCTGGTGCTGTGGCTGTTGATCCAAGCCTATGCCCTGCTGGGCCCGTTGTAGACTGCGCTCCGTGATCGATACGCTGGCGCTGCTCATCCCCTACCTCGCCGCGGTGCAGTTGGCCATGACGACGCCGGACTACGCCTGGCCCAGCGGGCGCAGTTGGGCCGCGCCGATCAAATACACGCTGTCGGATGCCACGCTCGAGGCGAACAAGCCGGCCTGCTGCTACTACCTGACGCAGCCCGGCTCGAGCATCATTCTCCGCGCGAATGACACGGTCTACCTCCTGAAACACTGAAAGGATCCGCCATGGCGATTGACTTCAGCAACCCAGGCGACTTGACGCACCAGGGCACGCCGATCCCGATCAACACGCAGGAGAAGTTCGACGCGACGGGCGCAATGATGCTGGCTTACTACCAGTATTACGGCATTGCGTGGACGAGCGACGACGACCAGCAACTCGAGCAGCGCGTGCGCAACGGCAACGACCTCTACGAGGTGCAGCGCGCGTTCGGGCAAGACCTCCAGAAGCGCCACAACGTCACGCTCTGACGGCCATGCCTATTTCGATCACGGGCGTGCTGGTGTTGGCGGCCTTGATCATGACCCTGGTGCACGCCGCGCGTCCGAGCTACGTGCCGCTGTGGGTGCCGGTGTTGGTGCTGTGCGTTGCCTGGCTCGTGCAATACGCTCCCATTAACCGCTAACTGTTTCGACTTGAAAGGACCGACCGCTATGGCACAACTACGTGTGGTGATCACCGGGATCATGGTCACCGAGGATGGCCCAGGCCCGACGCCGGACCCACCGCGGCCGGGGTGGCCGACCGTGCCGGGATGGCCTGGCGGCAGTCTGCCCGGTGGTGAAGGTGGGTGGGGCGGTCCCCCGGTGGCGGGCTGGCCGTCTGTCCCCGGCAATTGGCCGTCCTTGCCCGGTCCGCCCAGACCGCAGCCCCCGCCCATTGCTGGCTGGCCCACGGTGCCAGGCTGGCCCGGTGGTAGCCTGCCGGGTGGCGAAGGGGGCTGGGGCGGTCCGCCCGTGGCCGGGTGGCCGGGCGTGCCTGGAAACTGGCCCAGCCTGCCGGGACCGCCACGGCCGCAACCGCCCCCGATCGCCGGTTGGCCGACTGTGCCTGGGTGGCCGGGTGGGTCGTTGCCGGGAGGCGAGGGCGGATGGGGCGGACCCCCGATCGCGGGCTGGCCGAACCTGCCGGGGAACTGGCCGAGTCTGCCGGGACAGCCGCGGCCCCCGGTCGGGTGGCAACCCGGCGCGGGCGGGCATCCTGAGACGCCCCCGGTGCCCGGTCAGCCCATTGCCGGCCAGCCCGGCCCTGGTGGCCTGCTGGTGTTCCACTGGTCCCCGCTGCATGGCTGGGTGGCCGTGCCGGCGAGCGGCAACTGGGGCGACCTCCTGGGCGGGCAGCAGCCCCCGACCGAACCGCCGACCGGCGGCGAAGGCGGCGAGGGCGAGGGCGGAGGCGAGGAACCGGAGCCTGAGCCTGAGCAGCAGAAGCGGCGGCGGTAGCGCATGACGGACGAACGGCTGATCCAGGCCACGCTGCACCGGTGGCGGGATCAGCCGTGGTCCATGGTGCGCGAGGCGTTCAAGGCGGAACCGGACGCCTGGCAACTCGAGGGCCTGCGCCTCATCGCCCAGCCCGAGACGGAGCGCCTGGCGTTCAAGGCGTGCAAGGGCCCGGGGAAGACGGCCTGCTTGGCCTGGATCATTCTCTGGTTCCTGATGACCCGCCCGCACTGCCGCATCGGCTGCACGTCGATCACCGAGGCGAACATCAGGGCCAACTTGTGGCCGGAGCTCTACACCTGGCTGTCCAAGAGCCAGTTCTGCATGGAGACGCTGGCCTGGACCAAGACCGCCGTTGTGAACAAGCGCCACCCGCAGTCGTGGTGGGCGCAGCTGCGGACGTGGCCCAAGCACGGGGACCAGCAGCAACAAGCCGACGCCTTGGCCGGCCTGCACGCCACGCACGTCATGGGCGTGGTGGATGAGGCGGGGGGCGTGCCGCAGTCGGTGCTGGTGGCGCTCGAGGCGATCCTGGCCAACGCGGAGCACGGGGAAGCCAAACTGCTGATCAGCGGCAACCCCACGCATACGACGGGACCCTTGTATAGAGCCTGCACGGTGGACCGGACGCTGTGGCAGGTGGTGACGATCACCGGGGACCCGGACAGTCCGATGCGCAGCCCGCGCATCAGCGTGAAGTGGGCGCGCGAGATGATCGCGCAGTATGGACGCGAGAATCCCTGGGTGCTGGTGAATGTGTTCGGGGAATTCCCGCCGGTCAGCATCAACGCCTTGCTGGGCGTCGAAGAGGTGCAGCGCGCCATGCAGCGCAAGCTGGACCCGGTCCAATACACCTGGTTCCAGAAGCGCCTCGGGGTGGACGTGGCGCGGTTTGGCGACGATCGCACGGTGATCTGGCCCAGGCAAGGGCCCATGAACTGGCAGCCGGTCATCATGCGCAACGCCGACACGACGCAGATCGCGGGGCGGGTGGCGCACAACTGCGAGCGCTGGACCGCGCTCGACGACGTGCCGGTGGAGCGGATCTTTATTGACGACACCGGGCACTGGGGCCACGGGGTCTTCGACCAGTTGAACACGGGCGGGTGGCCGGCGGTGCCGATCCAATACAGTGCGCCGGCGGTCTTGCCGCAGTACAAGAACCGGCGCAGTCACAACTGGCTGAAGATGGCCGAGGGGGTGCGGCACGGCGGGCGGCTGCCGAACCTGCCGGAGATGGTGCCCGAGCTCACCGAGATCACCTACACGTTCCTGGGCGGGCAGTTCGTGCTTGAGCCGAAAGAGCTCGTGAAGGAGCGCCTCGGGTTCTCGCCGGACCTGGCGGACGCCTTGAGCAACACCTATGACGAGCCGGACCAGCCGGCGCTGGGCGTGGCGTTCCCGATGGCCGGCGGCGGCAAGGTCTTGCGGGACCGCAACCCGTTCACGGCCCGGGACCTCGAGCACAACCAACCGGAGCGGGTGCGTGTTACGCCGTTCGCGGAGTAAGCGCTGGACGGGCCCGGACTGGGCCGTGGTCCAGGGCCTGGTCCTGGGGCTGGTGGCGGCTTTCTTTGCGGTGTGGCTGGTGCTGTTCGGACGGGGCTGCCTCCATGCGTGATGTGCGGTTGCGAACGTGGAACCCGGCCGGCTCCGACCTGGCGCTGGTCGGACGCATGGGGCTGCGGTTCATTCAGGAGACGCCGACCGGCCGGTTGATGGGCGGTGAGCCGACGCTGCTGCGGGTGCAGGCGGCGATCCTCGAGCTCGAGGCCGCGGCCATGGGCACGGTGATCCTGGCCTTCGACACCGAGGGCGTGGCGGTCGGGTTCGCGGCGTTGTTGCGGGTCACGAACCCGTTTACGGGCGGGGTCTGGGTCGATGAAACGGGCATCTGGGTCGAGCCGGAAGCGCGCCGGGACACCCGCGCGGGGCCACTACTCATTGCGGCGTCTGAAAATTGGGCACAACAAGTAGGGGCCGCTGTGCTTAAAATGACCGCGCCTCCGCGCTCGGGGTTCGGGCGGTGGCTGCGCCACAGTGGGTATGAGCTCGCCGAAGAGGCGTTGATCAAGAGGTTCTAATGCCGGCATTCAGTGGCGGGTTCGGGGGCGGGATCGGGCAGTTGGTGGCCGGCGGGCGCGGCCAGGGCGGCATGACCCCGTGGGGCGGACGCCTCCAGCCGATCGGTGTGGCGGCCAACCTGGCCCGCCAGTTGCCCAACTGGATCCGGCGCCGGCCGAAGAAGCCCTACCAACCGCAACAAGGCGAGTCGCCCCTGGCCGGCGGCACCATGAGCGGCACCACCGGCAGCGCTCCGCGGTACTGAGCCATGCCGGCGTTCAGTGCGATCCATCGACGGAAGGCGCGGCACCGGGCCGAAGAGGCCGCGGCGAGCGAGGCGGAATTCGCCCGGCTGGGTCCGCCGCCG